GCTGAAAGCTCACCCTGACGAATAGGATCATCTGCGGCCCTCATAAAAGGATTTTCAGGCAACGTGAGAACTCCCTCCCGCCTGTCACCCCTGACGATACCTTCTGTGGTAGGAATAAACTGATAAGGTAATGCCCCACCACGCCCCTGCTTCACAGCATCGGCTTTAATGAGGGAGTCAATAACGCTTTGAACAGACTTGTTTCCTCTTAAATCAGGGTCTACAGAGGCATCTAACGCGGCCTTTGTAGGATCAGGAGGAACCCCCTCTCGCCCACGAAGAGTACCAACAATTCTATCCATCGCCGCCTTTGAATTAGCATCGTATCTGTCTGAAAGCGCCTGCTGCTGTTCGTCTGATCTGCGACCGGAATAACCGGATACCAGTGCCTTCCCCATGCGGCCTATATCCTTGCTCCATCCGGGGATAACGCGACCGGACACCATTTCATTCCCGCCACCAAGCAGCGATTGCTTGGCAAGCACATCAGCGATTTCACGCTGTCGCTTGATCTTCTCCCAGTCACTGGCTAATGGCGTGTTTTCATACATAGGCATTATATTTTTCTCCTAATACCAGCCTAACGGCATGGTTGGACTGGTATAATTACCCGTTGGCACACCCTGCGGCACGCCACCTCCTCCACCAAAACCACCAAAACCTCCACTTGCCCCAATACCAGCCCCTATATCAACAAGGCCACCCCACAGGTTATTCATCTGGGCCTGATCTACATTATAATTGCCAATGTCGGCAGCATACCCCTGTTGTGCGGCACCCATGACATCAGGGCCACCAGTGAACTGCTGTGCACCGTACTGAGGCATGGATGGCAGATTAACCTGAGCACCTGATCTTAGTGAAGAAATCTCATTGAGCGGCGTAGAACGCTCTAAAAGCGCATCGCTGACGTTTTGCTGGTGGATATCCATTCCGGTTGTGAAATCAGCCATACCCTCGCGGCCCATCTGACCACGGCCTGCGATATCAGCACCGTATTCCTGGGTAGCCTGACGGGTTGCCGCAATTTCAGCCTGCTGACGAGCATCTGTCTGTTTGCGGTCAAGTTGCTCCATCTCGCGCTGATAGGCTTCACTGCCTATAGGAATACCGCGAGAAATCAATTCAGCACTTTTAGACTCTCGATCTCTGCCAATATCCGTATCAACACGAGAAAGCATCGCATCAGTTACACGCTGTCGATTCTCACCAAATGTCCCTAATTCACCTTCCGGGCCGGTGTATCCTGGTGTCTCTCCAGGGGTTGTATAAGGAGTATCGAATATACCCTGAGCAGCCCCAACCGCTCGCTCTCCAAGCCCTGATAGACCTGTTTGCATACGCTGGCTTGATTCAAACGCTCTCTGACCCTCTGGCGTAAGGGTCTGGGTTCCAGTCCACCTGTCCGGGTCACCTGTAACATAATCACTTCTGGTTGGCGCAACAAGATATCTCTTTTTCTTGGTTTTGGGATCAGCCATTTTGGCCTGATAATCTGCCTGAGCCGCATCCCATCCAGCCTGATCAAATCCAGCGCCCTGCTCCCATGTGGTGGTTGATCCGGGCGTTATTAAATCTGGTCTGTTCGCACTGGCAGTAGTGCGGGCCATTGTCTGGTCAAGACCTGCCTGTTGTCTCGCAAGCTTCCCATAGTGAGGTGTTGACGGTTGATCTTTGGACGTAAGCAGCCCACCAACAACACCAGCCGCCCCTACTCCTGCTGATACCCAAGTCATTTGTCACCTCCAATTTCTTTGGGCTTGCATGGCCCGTCTAATCCAGGTATTTCATCATAATTTTTAGCGATAACATGGTCTTCAATCTTCTCTAAATCAGTCTCTTCTGTCGGATGAATCGTTGTCCATATTGTCTTCTCATGGGCAAATACCACACGCTTTGTACCCACCTTGGAAACAAAGGTATAAGGGGCTTTGTACCTATGTGTGCCAAATTCAGTTTTAACTGAAATATCCCCGGCAGAAATAATGTTTATATGTGATGTTTTATGGAGCTTGCCGACAATAAAATCGCCTTGATTGATAGTTATTTCTCTGGCATAAACACCGGGGGCAAATATATGACGGACGTTATCGTTTTCTCCAATGCCTTCTTGTCCATCAAGAAGCTTTTTCATTTTGTCTTCAATGCCAAGTATCTCTTCCCTTATCTCTGGATCAGGCATCCCGCCACTGTCTATATCGAGAGTCACTACATTAGTTTTCACAAAATACCTCCATGCTCATAGACAAAATCGCTCGCCTGCCAATGGATAGAAAGACCCTTTACATTGACCTTTATGCCGCCTGATGCACAGTATCCTACATTATTGGCCGGAGATGACCACTGCCTGACAACATCAGAGGCTTGAGTGCTTCCTGCCCACTTGGCTGAATCCCATTTTCCTGTATCCCATACGTCAGTGGAGTTTGCAGTATAAGTAGAGGTTCCTGTAATTGTTTTATCCGAGAAATCAGTATCCATCCCTGTATTAAATATGAGAGAACCACTTATCTGCAGCAAAGGGCGGAAAAAGTTAAATCTCTTCAGTTGCGAGGTATTTCCGAAATAACTAAAAGCTGTTTTACCAATAGCGGTTATCTCGGTATCGGCGTCACTTAACCCTGACCACCCCTTTTGAACAACCCCGACACCACCATAATATAATTGCTTGTTATAGACGGCAAAGCAGGCTGCATTCCATGAATCAAATTCACACCATGCTTGTGTAATAGTGTTCATGACGTACTGCTTTGACATGGTTGAACTTACAGGAATATTGAAAACCAGCGCGGTCTGCGTCTGATATAAGGTTGCTTCCCATCCAAAGTTGTCACCGTAAGTTCGTGTAGCCTTGTTAAAAGCACCGTTTATCTTGTCAGTAATTGCAACACTTGGATCAATGTTTGCAGAGGTAAGGGATTTCGATAGCGGGAAAGCACCCTCTTGAGTGATGGCGATTAAATCACCACCATAATTGACAAAACTGCGTCTTCCAAGCGGTTCGCCAAGATAATAAACGCCTGTTAAAGTCCATGCTGCTGCTGTTGACGGGTCTGTGCCGCGATAGACAATCGCCTGCCCCTTTGATGTCATAAAGACGATGGCATCATCAGGACCATCACCTGAATCAAACGACCACGTTCCTGCCCACATCAGGTATCCGCCAAGACTTGCCAGTGATGACAGATCAAACTCAATAAGCGCCCCACCTGCTGCACCCGCAGGCAGATACCAGAATGAAAGGGTGTCCTTCTCTATAAAGAACAACCTGCCCTTGTATTCATTAATATGAATAAAGTTTTCAACCGCATTCCCTGTATAACCTGTTAATGCAGGAGATGTTAATTCGTCAACAGAAGTCCAGTTAGTGCCATCATAATAAAGCGGGTCATTAACCCCATTTACCATAATTACCCAATTATTCGTACCATCCCCGAAATTGACATACTGACACTTGCCATCTGTAATAGTCGCAGACTCGGCTGATGCAACACCAGGATTCGTTACGTCATAAATATCTGTATCGGTAACAGCGAACATCTGTTCACTGCCATCCATATCTTTATAGACAGCCAGCGTTTCAACAGTTCCAGTGATTGTAGTTGCGTAGTCAACCTGACCACCCCTCAAAACAACTTCTGTTGTCGTTGGGAACCAGTTAATCAGCTTGAAAGCATCTGTAATCGGCATGGACGCAGCAGCGTCCTTTGCATTCCACCCGCCAATAGGCGCTGGGGCGCTAAATACCTCAACGACCTGAGCACGAGGCGCTTTAGGTCTTAAAGCAGTCCTCATAACGGCCAGTTACCCTGGTTTACTACTACCTTCGGGGTGGTTCGTCTCTCCGACCTGTCCTGATGAAGTACTGTCTTCATGCCTTCTCTGCCTAGCGCATCGGCAACCATCGTTTCATAAGTTCTGAAGTCTTCGGCATACTCAAAACCTTTTTCTTTCTTCCACCGCCACCTCAAACCCATCTTGACAATGGTATCAGGCAGCAAAAGGGTGTCCGTATCCTCACTGAAAACCTGTTTTGTTGTGGTTCCGTCATTATCCAGAATGGCATTCCACGTTACATACTCAAAAGCCCATGTATTCCCCGCTGAGGGGACCGGCGTGGAGATTAACTGGTTTGTGCGTATCCTCGCCCTGTATCTGGGTGATGTCGCTGAAAAACCCTTCTCAGCCTGCCAGTCAGGTCCATCTATGATGATTACGGGTAAGTTTTCTGTCCTGTCCCATATTGTGTCATTCTTGATAAAGCGGAAATTATTTGTGGCAATGTCATCAATCGACCCTTGGGACTCGGTAGCAACCGTAGTATGAGTGGCCTCATAGGTCAGATACTGCCAAGACCCTCTGCCGGACAATTCATCTATTTCTTCCTCAAGAATGCTGTATAACTGTAATATTTGTTGGTCACTTGTGCCAATAACGGACGTTGGAACCGTAATATTTGTTCTTCGGCAGAAACTCTGAATAATCTCCAGCATTGTCATGATTTATTCCTTCAGTTTTTGAAGTATCGTCTCCTCAAGCATCCTGTGGTGAGGCGGTTTTCCGAACTTTTCCTCATACTGTTCTGCCGGTGTTTTCTCAATAATATCAGAAGCGGTAATCCCGGCATCTATGGCTTCCATTGGAGTTACTTCTGGCAGGTTTATTCTCCCACCCTCTCTCGCGTCCAACTGCCTTGAAAGCAATGTGATCTGCTCTTGTAGCGATTCGACAGTACCTTCTAATTGTTCATTCTTTTTCTGAAGAGAAGTTACTTGACCAACAATCGGACCGTGATCTTTGGCGGCCTGTAGCCATACTTTTGCCTTCTTTTTAAGTTCTACAGCACCCATACCGATACGTCTTAATGCTTCGTCATTGGCTTGAGCCATATCTTCAATAGTACGGCATCCTGCAGAGATCAGGTTCTTGCATTGCGCTGGAGAAAGCGCGTTCCAGTCCCTTACAGGTGTCCCGTCTATAGGGGTTTCTTTCCCTTCCTTAAATCTCTCGTATGAGGCTTTCCAAAACTCAAGATGTTTTACCGGAGTGCGGCCATTTTTTACATTGCGCTCAACATTTGAGAACCACGCTATTGCCGTGTTTTCATATTCATCCTTTGAATAAGGGGGTTTCACAAATACATGATCTTCATCTTTTGATACGTAATGCCCTGCCTTTAAACTAGCCTGAGCATCATGCACAGCAACAGATTCAAATCGTACAAAAGCAGGACGGTCTTCGTCCCGTTCCAATATTTCACCTACTGACATGTCATTCTCCTGTCTGGATTAATGAGTTATATAAAATATTGAAGCATTCTCTTGCTCTGTTTCCCACTTGATTGTATATCCTAGCGACTCAAACAAGCCTTTCCACCATCCATGAGGCTTTACTGTTAAATGGAGACAAGCATCAATATCTAAAGCAGTGCCAAATGTGTCATCAACGGTACTAATCTGGAAAAAGACGTTCTCTGAAGAACCCATGATGTTTTCTATCACCGTACCAACATCGTCTGTTGGGATATGCTCCATAACATCAGTGCAGTAACCGTATTCTGTATTTGCAGGTATTGGATGCATTAAGTCCCATTTCAGAAATGGCAGTGTCTGTGCTTCTTCATCACGGCAATTGTCAGCGAAATCAATCAACAGAACAGGATTGCCTGCTTTGTGGAAAATAACACCTGCTCTACCAGTCCCGCATCCAAAGTCGAGAATCATTCCCTCTGGCTTAAATGTATTCAGGAA